GCAGGCACCATCTCAATCGCCGAAGTTTCCTGCCCCTCTCCTCTTGCTTGCTCCGCAAGCAATTCACCTCACCCTGACCTCCTTGGCTCTCACCAAAGTTTAGACTTCCTCCTTCCCCAACATCCAATCGGCGGCGAGGGGGAAGAATACGCGCTTTCCCCGGTAGGGGAGGGGCTTGCTCCTCCCGCACCCGTGTCTTTGCCTTCCCCAGCGGGGGAAGGGGGACCGCGCCAGCGGTGGATGAGGTGTGCAAGGTTGCCGCAGGCAACCTTGACCGAAGCGCGAGGTTTCACCGAGACTTGGCACAAGTCTCGCATGTCGGGAAAGGCGCCCGAGCTGAGGGGGTGTGAGATTTGTGCTGCGCCTCAAAATAATCCCTCAGTCAGCTTCGCTGACAGCTCCCTTTGGCACCTGCCGTCCAACAGCTTTCCGCCCTCTCCCCTTTATCCTTCGCCCCTTACTTTCCGCCCGCGATCTGACGGGCCGCGTCCACGATTCCCTCACCGAAGATGTAAGTAATCCCCGCGGCCACGGCGCAGCGGACCATATCCGCCGCCTCGGCGGACATTTCCTCCCCGAAGAGGGCGGCTGCCACGCACAGTGCCGCCGACACGATGGCTGCCCACAGCTTGCGGCTGGACAATTTCTCTTTCCATGTGCCCGTGATCCTCACGGGCTCTTTATTTTCGATATTTTCGACATGTTCCATATCCGAATTCTCCTCAGTAGTCCCGCATGCGCGGGCCTTTTTTTATTTTCTCCGTGTTCTCCGCCTTCGCCTTATTGAAGTAAAAGCAGAGCACCGTGGTCACCGCCGCCCACGCCGGCGTGATGATGGCCGTCAGGTACGGCAGGGCCCCGGTGAATTTCAGCACAATGGCCAGCTCCGCCAGTGCCACCACCTTCCACGAGAGCACAAACACTCCGGGAAACAGCACAAGCACACTGACGTACGCAAAGACCCGGGACGCCTCGGGCTTTTTGATTTTCTTCATCCGGCGCTTCCCTCCGTGGCCAGGCGAAATGCCCGGTACAGAAACACGATCATCCGCTCGCAGGTAATCGGCTCCCGCAGGTGCAAATTTCCCGTTTCGTCCCCGTATAGGATCCCGTTTTCCCGGGCCCACGCCACCGCCTCCGCCGCCCATTCGGCGGGGACGTTGTCCGCTTGCGGATCGCTTCCGCCGTCCGCCGCCGTCCCGGCGAGGAGATCCGCCTCCCCTGTCAGAGCGGGCAGGGGATCCACCGGGACGCCGTCCCTCTCCAACTGAAAGTGCAGATGGGCCCCGGTGGAGTATCCGGTGCTTCCCATCTGCCCCAGATGCTGTCCGGCCGTCACGTGCTCCCCGGGGGAGACGGCCACCGAGCCGTGGGCCAGGTGATAGTATCGGGTCACGGTCCCGCCGCCGTGGTCGATGACCACGAAGTTGCCGGCGGAGCGGGACTTCTCAAATCCCGGCACCTCGTCCCGCACGGCGATCACGGTGCCGTCCCAGGCCGCGCCCACGGCGGACAAAGCCCCGTATCCCCGCCACAGCACCAGATCGATGCCCTTGTGCTGTCCGTTTTCCCGGCCGCTTACGGGATCCGTCCGATACCCGAAGGGGGAGGTGATCCGGTAGGTGTCCCCGTCCGTGAGAACGGGAAGAACGCTTGTGATCTCACTCATTTCACACCTCCCGAATGATAGATCCGCACCATCTCCTCGATGGCGGTCACCCGCTCCGCCAGCTCAAAATAGCGGCGGTCCGACTGCTCCATTTTCTTTTTCATATCGTCTACGCCGGATTTGATATATCCGATCTCCGTCAGCATGACGCCGTATTCCTGACCGCTGTTTTTGGCCGCCGTCAGCCGTCCCACGAAAAACGTGCCCACGCTGAGGGCGGCGCCCAGAATGCCGATCAGAATACTGATATCCGCCTCCATGCCGCACTCCTCCTCTCTGCCTTTCTTGTTTTGTTTGTCATTTTACACCAGGGATACACTCCAGTTCGGCTTTGCGGCCACCAGGGCCGTCCACGCCGGGGACGTGTTTCCGTCCGCCGCGCCGGCGGACGTCTCAAAGGCGTTCTTTACCGCAGTCAGGGAAAACGTGACGGTAAGGCCGCTGGATGCGTCGGACAGGCATCCGATAATGCTCTCGATGCTCTCCCGGGAGAGCCTGGTGCAGTCCCCGAAGCCTATGCCGTTTGCAATGATACCCTCGATCCCCAGCTTCACAAGGGAGGAGCATCCGGCGAACATATTGTTTCCCAGCACCTGCGCCGCGTCGCTTTTCAGAATCAGCCGGTCTACGGTTTCCAGATTCATATCGTAATAAAACAAAGAGGACAGGTTGGATGCCGCACGGGTATCGACTACGCCTACGCGGGTAATGCCGCTCCACAAAAAGCACTGCGTGAAGTTCGTGCATCTGGAAAAATCCAGTACAACGCCGGCAGCGTCCAGCTGTGCCTGCAGATCAAAAGGCGATTGCTCGGCGCAGTGATCAAATATTTTTTGTGCGGTAGTGGGAACGATGTCATACTTCGGCTTCAGGGTTTCGGCATTCCAGCCGTATCCCGCAAAACCGCCCTCGTACTGCGTCCGCGATCCGCCCATCTGATACGCGTCCCAGAACCGGTCGTACTCGGACCTCTCGCCGTCGGCCTTGCCCGCGTCGTATCCCCTGTCCGTACCCGTGATTTTCTCACCGCTTGCGTCGTATGCGATCTCGCCTTCGCTTAGCGTCTCCGGCGTGACTGTTGAATCGGACACGTCTACGTACTGATCGGGGATGGGGTAGACGGTCACGAGGCCCAGCAGGGCGTCATTTGTCCCGCGGACCAGCTGCACGCCCTTTGTGGGCGTGATCACTTTATTTTCCACGACGGCGCTGACCTTGCCCGCTCCGCTGTGGTATCCCGCGGGGACGGTGTATTCCGTTTTGGTTCTGTTCAGCTTGGCCGACACCGCGCCACGGTCTGCCATAGCGCCCGCGACGGTATTGCCCTCCGCATCCACGAAAGCAGATCCTTCCAGTACCCGCTCCGCCGTGGCGGTGACACCGGAGGTGTCCTGATACTTATCCGGGATCGCCTCGACGGTTACCCGCGACAGATATCCCGTCTCCGAAAGGTTTCCCGTGCCGTCATCCGCCGCGGAGCCGGTGACAGTCTGCTGCTCCCGCGACGGCGTTACGACCGCCATGGATGCCGCCACCGATACCGCCTGTCCGCCGTCGTGATAGCCCTCGGGAATCGTATAGGTGCTTCTTTCCACGGTCAGCGGCGCCGGGGCACCCTCCCCCGAGCGATCCGCCATGGTGCCATCTACGGTATTGCCCTCCGCATCCACGAAGGCAGAGCCTTCCAGTACCCGCTCCGCCGTGGCCGTCACGGCGGACGTGTCATGGTACGGAGCCGAAATGCCTGCCACGGTTACCTCTACCAGATAACCGTTTACTCCTGTTGGGCGCACAAATTGCATCTCAGCAGTCGGCTCCACATACGCGATCTGCGGGTCTACTTCCTTGTATTCGTCCGGTATCGCCTGTACCGTGACAGCGCTCATTCCGTCGTAGCCTTCGTCCGGCGTGACGGTCTGCTGCTCTTTTGTGGGTGTGACTGTCTTTTCTTGCAGGTCAACGTCACTTCCTGCCTCCGGCAAGCCTTCGGCAATCGCGATACATTCTCGCAGCTCCTCGTTGTTTGCACTGATTCTTTCTTCGTTTGTCATTCTATCCACCTATTCGTTGTTTCTGTTTCTGCTTTTACCATTCCACATCTCCGCCTTTGGAAAACGTTCCCTCAACGGCTGTCAGAAATTGCGCCGTGAATCTTTCATACAGTCCAACCACACCGTCACTCTTGCGATAGCACGGGATATACTCCCGAATCACATCGAATCCCTTCGAGCATCTGGCACTGTAGAGTTTCATGTTTTTTGCGCCAGTAACACCGCCGTCTACACCGCTATACAAACCAAACAGGGCAACTGGTACGGTGTGCGGCGTTAGGTTTTCTTTAATGGTCGCACTTCCGATGGACTCTCCGTCTGAAGTATATACCCCCGCTAACCGGCAGTTGAGAAAATTTGTCTGCCATCGGAAAGGCGTTGCCTGTGAAACTGTTGCTGTTATTTTGGGAGCTGTGTTGAATCCGTAATAGATCGATGTAGCACCGAGCGGATACGGAAGATAAAATCTTGTATTTCCGCTGTTTTCCCTTGATCCCATCGTTGCAGTGGAATTGTAATTCCCCACAGAAATAACTGCTTCCATACCACATGTGTTATCGTCAGCAATAAAATCCGTCACGATATATGCGCTTCCGTCGGATTCGATGTACTCCACCCGCTGGTACGTTTTCGACGGATCATCGGGCGTCGATCCGGCTGCTTTCCCTTCGAGGGCGGCTCTCAGCTCTGCGATCAGAGCTTCCTGCTCTTCCAGAACCGAGTCCAGATTCTCACCGCCGGACACCAGCACGTCACCTACGTATATTTTTCCATAATTCAGTACTGGCATGGCGTCACCCCACAATCACGTACAAGACGTACTCGCTGTGGCTGGGCATAGCATCGTACTCCGCCTGTGTCAGCCTTTTGATTATATCTATACCGGAGCCTGCCACATTTGTGTTGATTTTTGCGTTCATGGCGGTAAGCTCGCTCCGGATTCCGGACTGCTCTATAATATCCACCTGCAGCGCCTTTGCCGCGTTGCCCGCACCTGCGGCCATCGTGATCTGCAAAACCACGGTCCCCGGCGTCTGCAGTGCAAACAGGGCCTCTCCGTACGCAAGCGATGCCAGCGGCGCGATCAGATGCAGATCCCCCTCGCCCTCCGCGCTGAGCGCAATCTTGAAATACACCGGTCTGCCCGAAGTATAGGCTTCCAGCACCTGCTCGTATGCCGCGTCTGTCTGGACTTCCCCCTCTCCGGTGAGGATGGTAATGTCGTTTGTCGTTACGTAGAAGGGGGCTTGGTGGGCGAGGGCGTCCGTCACCGCCGCCTGGCTCATAACGTCCGTCGTGCTCTCGCCGGTGCTCTGCACCACGTTCAGCCGCGGAATGGCGCGGATGAGCGAGCCGAGGCTGTTGCTGTTTGCGCCCTCGGGCACGTCTGCGCCCATCTCGGCGGCGGCCGAGAGAGCATCGGTGACGTTTCCTTTTATGCGCTCAATTTCATCTTTTGTACTCATATCTGCCTCCTCAAATTTCAGAAAGAGCGGACTCGATATCGTCCGTCAGACGCACCGTGCCGCCCGCCGTGTAGCCTTCGGGAATCGTGACGCTCACGGTGTCAAGACCGTCTATGCTGCACTCCACGCTTCCGTTGTCCGGCATGGTGCCCCCGACCGTATTGCCCCCGGCGTCCACAAAGGAAGCGCCCGAGAGCACCTTGTCCGCCGTGGCCGTCACGGCGGAGGTGTCGTGGTACGGATGGGCAATGCCTTCCACGGTTACCTCTACCAGATAACCGTTTTTCCCTATTGGGCGCACAATTTGCATCTCGGCAGTCGGCTCCACGTACGCGATCTGCGGATCCACTTCCCTGTATTCGTCCGGGATCGCCTGTACCGTGACGGTGCCCAGTCCGTCGTAGCCCTCGTCCGGCGTGACGGTCTGCCGCTCTTTCGCAGGGGTCACCGTCTTATCCTGCAGGGACGGCTCGGCGTCGCCGACGCCGTCCTCGTAGCCTTTTTCGTAGCCCCGGTTCTCTCCCGTGATCTTTGCTCCGCGTCTGTCATAGGCCGTCACGCCAAGGAGCAGAGCTTCGGGTGTGACGGTGGCATCGGAGAGATCCATGAGCACCTCCCCCGAGGAGAGCTGTACCTTATTTACATAATTTACATATTCGTTTTCCACGTGCCGTGCCTCCTCTCAGCCGATGATGACCGTCACGCCGCCTGCCGGTGCGACGGTCCGCGAAATGGGAATGGGAGCTACGGTCACGTTTTCCGTCATAAGGCGGCCCGACGTCCCCAGCACCCTGCCCGTGAGGGCAGGGGTAATTTCGTACGGACCTTCGTATTTGCGCGCCGGCATGAACGGGGCGCAGCGCAGATGTCCTATGACGCGCACTCCCGCGCGCACGGTGCCCCGCAGGATCTTTTTCATGTGACATCCTCCTCCAAAATCAGCGGTGCGGGGCCCACCACCGTGTACACATCCCCGGAGGGTGTGCACAGCTCCACGTCATAGAAGTAGCGCATAGGCGGGAGATACTTGGTGTCGATGGGATCGACGGTCACAGTGCTCTCCCCCACCACTGTTTTCTGAAAGACGAAAACGGGATCCTCCGGATGCCGCTTTACGCTCAGCCGCAGCGTGTCCCCGGGGTCTGTCTCCCGGAGGGTGCGATTGCCGCTCTCGTCCTCGGTGAAGATCTCCACCGTGAGGGCGGCGCTGTCGCCCCGGGTCAGGGTGATTACGTCTCCGTTTACGGAAAGCATATTACACACCTCCCACGATGCCGTACACGATCACGACGCCGTCGCCGCCCCGGCCGGAGGCATAGCCTCTGTATCCGGCGCCGCCGCCGGAGCCGAGGGTGCCGTTCTCACCGGTGCCCGAGGCGCTGTTTTTGCCCCCGGCCGCAAAGAGGGATGCGCCGCCGGCACCGCCTTCGTTCTCCGTTCCTGTGGCCGGAGTGAACCCGGCTGTCTCAGGCGGAACGGGCGGCGTGTAGGAGGAATTGCCGCTTCCCGCGCCGCCGGCACCGCCGGGGACGCAGAATCCGCCGAAGCGGGAAGCCCCGCCGGGCGCCCCGTCCAGAGCAGACGTGCCGGTGGAGGACACGGCCTCCCCGCCGGCACCCACGGTGACAGGGTAGGCAGTGCCCGGGCAAAGGGGCACGCCGCACACGGCAAGAAAACCGCCGGCGGTACCGCCGAAGGTGCGGGTGAAGGATCCGTGGGATCCCAGGCCGCCGGAGCCGCCGCCGCCCTGCAGGACGATATCGTAGCGGCCATCCGCCGTGGGATAGTGGGCCGGGTCAAAGGTGCCGTCCGCCGTGAAGCGGATCAGCTCTGTGCGGGCACTGCCGAGAGACGTGTCGCGGTACACGCCGTCGCCGCAGAGCACCGCGCCGGCGCCTGCATCCGTGCGGACGATCGTGCCCGCACGCTTCAGGGCAGCCATATCCGCCTCGCCGAAGCACGCCTTCAGCGCTTCCTCGTATTTTGCCAGCAGCTCCTCCGTCTCCAGCGGATTGAGAATGTAGCTGGCGCGGGGGCGCAGATCGGTGATCTGCACGCTCTCCACCGCGCCGTCTCCCGCACCGACGGTGACGGATGCCAGCGGGATCTCCCGCACCGACATGCCCCATTCGGCCTCGGGGAGAGTGGGGTTGGCCGCGGCCGTGCCCGTGTGCACGGTGCAGTACATCCGACGCTCGCTGAGATCCAGCCGCAAAACGATCAGATCCGCTCGGGCCCAGGTGTCGTGAGCCCCCTCCAGGGAAAGGGTCAGGGCGTCCGTATTGAAATAGGTATATCCGTCAATGACGGCGGTGCCGGGGGCCACGTCCACCCGCATCCCGCCCGAGGCGGAGGGCGAAACGGCAAGGGCGGCGGCAGCCGTCACGCCGTTTGATACGTATGCCGCCCGCTCCGCGGCGAAATCCTCCGCCGCATAAAGCCGGTCCGGCACGCCGTCCGTGACGACGGCGTTAAAGGGAAAAGATTTTTCCATAGTGCTTGTTTCCTTTCATCATACTGTAAAATCGCCTGTGCGCAGGGCGGCGGCATACTCCCTCCCGCCGCGCACGAATCGGGCCGTCCGGCCCACGCACAGCGCCTCGGCGCAGATGCCCAGCCGCTCATCCCGCACCCCGCAGATCTGACCGGGGGTGAGGACGGCGGCCGCATCCGCGTCCAGGGTAGGCGTAATGCGGCTGACGGGCCGGCGGCCCCGCAGGGCGTGCAGGCCCAGGGCCCGCACGGCGGCCAGGTAGTCCTCCTCTGTGTCGTACCGGGTGGGCAGAATGCTCCGGGCGTCCACCAGGATCTCCCGCAGCGCGGCCCCGTCCTGTGGGGCCGGATCCCCGTCCACCGTCACCGTCTCCCCGCTCTGGGTGAGGACGATGGCCCGGTTGGCACAGGCGGTGTGATCCGCCGCGTACGTCACGCCGCTGAGATTCCCGAGGGAATGGGAGAGAAAGTACTTCGTGGGCACGGCCGGGCGGGCGCAGAACACGAAGTCCCCGGCACCGCCGTCAAAGCGAAGGCGCATGCCCAGTCCCGCCGCCGCACAGACGGAGCGGAGGACGGAATACAGCGTTCCCGGTGCCAGATCCACCGTCACCGTCTCCTCCAGGCCGTAGTCCAGAGTGGACAGCGTGCCGGGGAGGACCGCCGGTGCCCACTGAGATACCAGATCCAGAACAAGTGCCTCCGCCCGGCCCGTGTACACGGTCCGGTGGGGGATCACCCGGCGGGAGAAGAACGCGAGGATCCCCCGCCCGGCCACCGTGACGGTACCGGCAAGAGAATCCCGGGTAACGGATTCGATGAGAAAATCCCCCTCCTCCGTGACGGCGATGCCGTCTATGGGGAAGTCGTCCGCCGCGTCCAGGGGCGCTGTCAGCGAGAATTCGCCTGCCTCGTCAAAGGCGGTGTCCGTGTGCAGCTCCTCTGCCCCATCGCACAGGGCAAAGAAGCACAGGGACGCGTCAAACACCCGCACCTCGGGCGTGTTTCTTTTCAAAATGCTCTTCACGTCGTCACCTCACAGATACAAAGGCGTAAAGGTGAGCCGCACCGCCGCGCGTCCTCCGCCGACGGCGCTCCAGCCAATACGGTTTTCCCCCGGCTGAAGAGAGAAGAACACGCTCTGCCAGTCGGTCTGCTCCAGAATGGACGCGCCGTCTGCGGTGACGGACTTCTGCCCGGGCCGGGTGTCGATCACCACGGACTCTCCCTCGGCGAGGGGGTGGGATACAGTAATCACGTCCCCGTCCAGGCGAAGGGAGAACGCATCCAGCCCGCCGCCCTCGGCGGTGACGGCGGCCACGAAGCCGCAGGGGCAGTCGCCGCCGTTGTACACGGACATCTCTCCGTCCCGTACCATGGAGGCAAACACCGTCTCCTCGGTGATCGCGTGGGGAAAGCGGACGCCGCCGAGGACCCCTCGGCCTGCGGCGGAAACGGAAGGACCGGAGAAGCAGATGCCGTCGCGGCCCTCCGCCCGCAGGGTGAAAAACGCTGCGTCTCCCGCCGCAAAGGCGGCGTCGGTGGAGAACTGCGGGGCCTCCGTGCACCGCAGTGCCATGCTTCTGCCCTCGTGGGTCAGAGTGAAGCCCTCGGTGTCCGCCGCCACCCGGAGGAGAAGTCCCCTCGCCCGGGTGAGAAAATCCCGGCGGGCGGCGGGGGTGCTTCCCTCGGCGAGAATGTATCCCGTCAGGGTGACGGTGCGCTTTCCCTCCCCAAAAAGGGACGGCGCACCCGGATCAAAGGAATGGAGAAGAAATCCTCCCCGGCCGAACACCACGGCGGCGCGGGAGGAGGTAAGTACGGTATGGCTCATCGGAACACCATCCTTCCGGAGAAGCCCGCGCCGTCCGTCTCGCCCGTCAGGGAGAAGCCAACGGAGGAATCGTGCATGGAGGAGAGAGTGAGAAGAAGCTTCTCGGAGGCCGTGGCCAGCATGGAGAATACAAACTCACCGCCGCCGGCCTCCTCCGGCAGGGCGCATACCAGCACCGCGCGAAGCTGCACGAGCCGGCCGCTCTCGCCCACGGAGCCCAACGACAGCGCGCCGCCCGCATCCGCGGCGCCGGCCAGCGCCGTCAGAATCCGGGGGTACAGCCGGGACAGCCGGCCCTCCGCCCGGACTCTCTCTCCGTACCGCAGAGAACGGACGAGGCGGCCGTAGTAGTCGGTGATCTCGTGGATCTTTGTGGTGTAGGTGAGCGTGACGCCGCCCTTGGTGGGGCCGGCGTAGTACGGAAGCGTCCGCGCTTCCTCCTCGGATACGGAGGCGGGCGCGATGTACAGCCGTCCCGCCCCCAGTCCGAAGACTTTTTCTTCATTTGTCATAATTCTGTCATCATCCTTTCGTGTTTCAGGGAATGTGTTTGTGGGATGCGGGGGCTTTGCCCCCGGACCCCGCGTCTTTGCCTTCTCCAGTGGGAGAAGGTGGCAGCCGTAGGCTGACGGATGAGGTGTCCCTCCTCGGCTACGGTTTTGGATTCAAAGAAGGGATGCGCCGCGCACCCCTTCTTTGGAACAACCCCACGCCTAAGAGGGGAACCCCTCCGAGGGGGATTCCCCTCTTAGGAAACTCCCCTCCCGCGAAGATGCTTCAGCTGAGATAGATGCCAACCGCATTAGAAATGCTTCATCTGCGCCATGGAGTTGGCACCAATTGTGCAGCGGTGACTTGCCAGTCGCTATGATAAGGGTTGGGCGCGGTGCGCCCGGGCGGAGGGATAACGTAGGTTCTCCTCGGTAGGGGAAGGGCTTGCTCCTCCCGCGTCTTTGGGGAAAATGCCCCGCCATACCCGTAGGGACAGGCGTCCTCGACTGTCCGCCGAGGCAAACTCGCACGGTCCGTTTTAGGGAAGGGAGGAAGAACCATCTCAGACGCCGAAGTTTTCTTCCCCTTTCCCTGGCCCTGGCGGGCCTACCCAATCCCCAACATCCTTGGCTACGCGAAGAGTTAGACTTCATCTTGCCCCACATCAAATCGGCGGCGAGGCACCGCGAGGATTCGCGGTGCTTGCCCGGACTTGTCCGGGCACTTTTTCTTTTTCCTGCGGCGCAAGCACTTGCGCCGCCCGTGCATCTATCCGCCCGACTGTATGTCAGCGGCACCATAAAGTTTTTTGAGGGGGTGCGGGGGAATCTTTTTTCAAAAAGCCCCCCGCGTTTATCCGCCCGACGACACCTCAGCACTGCCATAAAAGTTTTCGCGGGGGTGCGGGGGCGCCTTTTTCAAAAGGCACCCCCGCATATCTGCGCCCCCCGCCTCTTACGCCCGGGCGCGCAGGATAAAGCCCTGCCGCAGAAAATACAGCCCGCAATCCCGGACGTAGCCGCCGGCGGAGCCGTTGTCCGTGCCGCACACCAGGATCCGGTGGGCCTCCGTGCCCAAAAGCCCGGTGTCACCGTCCGTGACCAGAGCCCGCCGCAGGGACGTCAGCTCTGCTTCCGCCTGGGTGACGGAGGGCGCAAACACGCACACCTCCAGGTGCGCGGTCTGCCCGGCACCGTCCACCGCGCCGGGCCTGTACCGATACACGGCACATGGGCTTTTGCCCCGGCAGGGCGCAGGAATCAGCGGCACGCGCAAGGCGCTCTGCGCCGCGCAGATCACCTCTGTGAATATATCTGTCCGATCCATACCTGTCCCTCCCTTACAAATGCATGCGGATGCATTTCACACACCACAGCGATCCGTGGCACACCGGCGTCAGCATCCGATATCGGGCCGTGCCGTCCGCGAGGACCATGCCCCGCACAAAGCCGCCCGGGGGCGAGCAGCGGGAGGGAATCAGAGCATACGCCGTCTCGGCGGCGCATTCCAGATCGTTTTCCGTCCGCTCCTCGGAGGTGCGGCGGTGCACGACGGCCACAACCTGCCCCAGCGCCTGTGCCCGCTCTTCCCCCGTCGGGGAAACGTGGGGCACGTCAAGGAGCGTGTACACGCTTCGCTTTCTCATCAGCAAAAGGGGGTCCCCCTTTCTGCCCGCCGCACCCCGGTGGGGTGGCGGAGGGAGCGCAGGAGCGCCAGCGTGCCGTCGCTGTACGCGTGGAGATAGTACTCCGACGCGCCGGAAACAGAGCGGGACGTGAGCCCCGCTCCCTCCAGTCGGCCGTAGTCCTCCTCCGTCATCCGGATCAGCAGCTGATCCGGCACCACCTCACCGTCCCGCAGTCGGCAGTACGTTCGGGCATACGCCTCTGCATCCGCAATCAGCTCCCCGATCAGCTCGTCTGCGCTGCCGTCCAGGGCGTCCAGCCCCAGACGGACACGCATTTCTTCTGCACGTATCATCTGTCTCTCCTTTCCGTCCGACTTGCGTCAGATCAAATGTTCGCCGCTGGGTCAAAGAGCGGCACGGCCGGAGGCGACTACCATGCCGTCCGCATCCACTTCCGCGATGGCGATGGACGAAGCGGAGCCGGTCTCCACCGCGCTCTTGCCGTCCCACGCCTGCCAGAAACGGACGTCGTCACCTGCCAGCGGTGCATCCGCGTCCAGCGCGTATACGTAGCCCGCGCCGCCAACAGATCCGCTGACGGTAACGGAAGCCGTGCCGCCGGAGGCGGTCGCGCTTACGTTCAGGGCAGGTGCGGCCTTGCCGAGGATCACGGAGGAGGTGTCGTCCACCAAGGCAATGACGCCGTGGCGTTCGTAGACGATGGTGTTTTCCTTCGTCTCAATGTCGCGGCTCTGCTCCAGCCCTGCCTCGCGCTTCACGAAGAATTTCACGGCGGCGCGCTCGGTGATGATTACCTTGCCCTCGGGCACCAGCTTGGAGAAGAGCACCGGAATGCCGCAGAGAGTGCCGAACTGGCCGCTGTAGAGGATCTCGCCCTGATGGGCCGCCATGAAATCAGGATCAGAGCGAACGGCGGTGCGTCCGTCCGCGCCCATGAGGATGAAGAGGCCGTCCTCCACCTCGCGGCCGATGTCGCCCAGGGCCTCCACGATGTCCGTGTAGGTGAGGGTGTCGCCGGCGAGGGGATGGCGGTTGCTGATGCGCTTCAGCTGATCGAAGTACTCCGCGCGGAGCTGGTTGGCCATAACGTCGGCGGCGCCGGCCAGGGCCACGTCAATGAGGGCGGGGTCCTGCATGGCCTCCATGTCGTTGTAGCGGAAGGTCTGCTGGTAGCGCTTCACCGTGTAGGTCTCGGGGGTGAAGGACAGAGAGCCGGCGATGCTGTTGGATTCGCCGCCGGAGAGCTGCTCCACTGTGCCATTGTAGGTGTAGCGGTTGATGATTTTGGTAAGACCCGCGCCCTCGGCGAGAGAGTCGTCCACGGTCATCAGGGAACGAACCTCCAGCTTGGAGTTCAGGATCTCGGTAAGCTTGGTTTCCAGTACGGAATTTTCATATACAGTGTTCATGTGTAAATCCTTTCTTTCGGTTTTGTTGATAATGTTGATGGGGCGGGGGGCGGGGGAAAGAGTGAAGAGAGAAGAGTGAAGAGTGAAAAGGGAAAAGGGAAGAGAGCGGAGGGGCGCCCGCCGCACCCGCGAGGTTGGCGGAGCCAATCCTCGACCGAGACGCATCGCGTCTCGCGCGATCGCCCGCGGGCGACCAATGGTCGCCCCTACGGAGATGTTTTGTCCATACTCGTAGGGACAGGCGTCCTCGACTGTCCGCCGAGGCAAACTCGCAGGGTTCAATAAGCCTTCCCCAGCGGGGGAAGGTGGCAGCCGTAGGCTGACGGATGAGGTGTCCTGCTCGGCTGCGGTATTGGATTCAAAGAAGGGGTGGGCCGCGCGAGACAGTATACACACAGCGTCCGTCGTAGGTTTGCTGACTGTCTCGACAAGCCTGCCTGCGGCAGGCTTCTGCGCCACCTCATTTCAAGCTCCCCTTCTTTGGAACTACCCGGCGCCCAAGAGGGGAACCCCTACGAGGGGGATTCCCCTCTTAGGAATCTCCCCTCCCGCGAAGACTCTTCAGCTGAGGAGAAAGACAGCCGCATTCGGTTCGCTTCATCTACACCATGGCGTTGGCACCATTCGTGCAGCGGATGCTTGCTTGTCGCTATTATAAGGGATGGGCGCTTCGCGCCCTGGTGGGGATGACGTTAGTCCTCCTTGGTAGGGGAGGGGCTTGCTCCTCCCGATTCTTTTGGAGAAAGCCCCACTATACCTGTAGGGACAGGCGTCCTCGACTGTCCGCCGAGGCAAACGCGCATGATCCGTTTTAGGGGAGGGAGGAAGAACCATCTCAGACGCCTCCGTGCAAGGGGGAGGAAACCATCTCAAACGCCGAAGTTTTCCTCCCCCTTGCATCCCCCTCCTTCC